AAAACCACGCCTTCTTCATTTATAGATCGCTATTGTAGTAGATTAGGCATTAATGAAGAATTAACTATGGTATGTAAATTTATTGCTATGAAAATACAGCAGAAAAATTTAATTCCAGAAAATACACCTCATTCAATCGCAGCCGGTATTATATTTTATGTTTCTCAAATGTGCACTTTAAATATTAATAAAAAAAATGTAAATAATATTAGCGAAATAAGTGAAGTAACTATTAATAAATGTTATAAAAAATTAGAATCATTAGAAAGTAATCTAATTCCAAAAAAAATTTTACAAAAATACAACTCTTTATAAAAATTATATTAAATATATTAAATTTAAATCTAATAATTATTTTATAGTATTTATTAAATAATGTCTATAAATATTCCAAAATATATTTTTTTAATTCCATACAGAAACAGAGAACCTCAAAAAACACATTTTTCTATATATATGAAATATATTATGGAAGATTACGATAATACTGATTATGAAATTTATTTTTGTCATCAAAATGATAATAGACCATTTAACAGAGGGGCAATTAAAAATATAGGTTTTATTTCCATGAAACAAAAATATCCGGAACATTATAAAAATATTATTTTTGTATTCAATGATATTGATACAATACCAGCTACAAAAAATTTATTAGATTTTAATACATATAAAGGTGCTATTAAACATTATTATGGTTTTAAATTTACTTTAGGAGGTATTTTTTCTATAAAAGGTGAAGATTTTGAAAATATAGGAGGTTTTCCTAATTTTTGGGGGTGGGGGTTTGAAGATAAATGTATTTATAATCGCGCAATTGATAATAAACTAATTGTTGATAGAAATAATTTTTATAAAGTAGGAGATATTAATATATTACACATTATTGATGACCCAACAAAAATTTTAACAAGAAAAGATTGTTGGAGAATAGATGAAAATGCTGATACTGTTAAAAATATTTATAAATTATCTTATAAAATATCGAATGAAAAACATATTTCTTCAAATCAATTTATTATTGACATTAATTATTTTGAATGTTCATATGATGTAAATAAAGAATTACTTTATAGTCAAAATATAGCATTATATAAAAGTGTTAAAAAAGAAATTTATTATAGTGAAAAATTTAATAGTAAAATAAGCAACACTCAACAACATATTAACAACTATTTTAATAAAAACTTTCCTCAAAAAAATAAGTTTTTTAGATTAAATAGAAAATAATTTAAATAATACTTTAATATATTAATAAATGTCTACAAAAATAGACGAGTCATTATATCCATCTGGTGTATTTCAAAATTTTTTATTTAATGTTAAGACTTTTTTACATAATGATAAAAAAGATTATGTTGAATTATCAAATAAACAATTAGTTCAATGGGATAGAAATATTTATCTCTCTAGATCTACTGATATTAATAAAACAAAAGAAGAACCTGGTAATATTAATTTATTTCAACAATTTTATATTAATAAGATTGATGAAAGACAAAATGAAATACGAAAAACTCTATTATATAATTGTAATAATAATTTAATCAATAATATTTATTTACTTAATGAACGAATATATACTGATGAAGAGTTAGGAGTTAAAAGTGATAAAATAAAGCAAATTGTTATTGATAAAAGAATGACTTATCAAGATGTATTTACTTTTGTAGAAAATAATAATATTGATGGTTATATTATTATAAGTAATAGTGATATTTTCTTTGATAAATCAATTAAAAATATTCAAAAATGTCAAGTTATCAAGGATAAAAAAATTTATTGTTTAAATAGATTTAATTTTAATTCAAAAAATTTATCAGAACTTGAACTTGATTTATCTGGAAGACCTGATTGTCAAGATGTATGGATTTATCATTCTAAATTTAATAATATTTTATTTAATAAAGATATTTTTGATATAGAACTAGGAATTCCTGGTTGTGATAATAAAATTATTTATCTTTTCAAATTATTAGGATTTAATTGTTATAATGAACCTGAAATTATAAAATCTTATCATTTTCATAAAATTATGACTAGAAATTATGATGAAAATACTAAAGGACCAAATTATCCTTACTATGCTATTTTTCCTGTTTTAAAGCATGATTATATTGATAATTGTCGCAATAAATTCGATTATTTATCTTTTGATATTAATGAAGAAAATAAAAAAATTTATGATTATATTTTAACAAATATAAATAATAATGAAAAATTTATAATCCCACAAATTACTATTCCTGATAATAATTTAGCTTATACAGGAGTTATTTTAAGTCAAAATAAAAATTATAATGATTTTGAAAAATTTAAAGATGACTTAAAAGTTATGGTAGATAGATTCGTAAATATTAATAATTTAAATGATATTCAAACATACTCAAGAATATATCTAGAAACATTTCATAGATGTAATACATATATCAAATGGGAACCTTGGGGTAGTGTATATTCCAATACCTCTCATTCACATTATTTTATTGAACAAAATTTTGTTAAAAATATTAATTTATGGGGAGAATCATTTTATCAATTTTATAATATTCATAATAATCCATGGTCTACTAGTTTAAAAGGAAAAAAATTGTTAATAATTTCTGAATTTAATAATATAATAAGAGAGAAGCTAGATAATAGAGAAAAAATTTATGGTATTGATTTATATCCAGAATGTGAATTTATATTTATAGATTTAACACAAGATGATAAAAAATTATCTTACGATATATTAGTTAAAAAATTATTTAATAATATTAATGATTTCTCTAATACTTTTGATATTGCCTTATTATCATGTGGGGGTTTAAGTAATTTGGTATTATCATGTATTGATGATATAAATAAATCTGGTATTGTTATGAATAATTTTCTTGAAATTAGTTTTGGTATATATAATGATGATTTTGAAAAAAGACATCATGATATTATTAAATTATATAAAAATGATTATTGGACTAAATTTTAATCAATTTATTAAATTCCATCATGTGTTATAGCATATTTTTTAAATAATTTAAATTCACTTTCTAATGCTGTAATATTTTCTTGATTTTCTTTTTTATCATAAGATAATGCTAATACACCATGATCTCCATGATATGCTTTTATCATATTATTAACCATATTTTCAATTCTAGATAAATGTTCTTGAGAACTTTCACCCGAAACTCCTTCCACATAAGCACAATCTTCATATTCAGATAAATCATCAATTTTTAGACCATATGTTTCTTTAATAAAATTTGCATCTTTATTTTGCGTTATTTCATTATATCTAAGATTGCTAAGATCTGAACGATTAAGAGTTCCATTTAAAATAGCTGTTCTAAATGCATATCCATTGAGAATCGGCCAATTTTTACCATATAGTTTATAAGCTAGATGATTATTTGGATAATATAATGAAAATTTATCAATATTATATGAACTATCTTCGTTTTTTCGCCTACCTACAATAATATTTATACATGTGCATTCATCTGGCGTCATGGCAATTGGATATCCACCTGAAATCTCAGATACAACATCTTCGCTTTCTAGACTAATCATTAATTTTATTAAAATAATAACTGGTAATTTTGTAAAAATAAATAATTTATTTTTCACATCTTTAAAGTCTTCATGATCTTCAAAACATTCTTTACCATTAAATTCTATACTGCAGGCTTGAAAATCATATTCGTCACAAATATTATTAATTACTTCATGCGCACTTTCATTGCAAACTAGAGTTTTTTCAATAAAATTACCAAATTTTCTACCATTTTTTACGTTTATTATATAACAAATACCATCATCACAATCATTGAACATGTATTTTGGAAGTTCAAATTTACACACCATTATAATTGTATACATAATTATTAATTAATTTTTTTTTAATCAATTTTTTTTATAATAAAAATATTATAAAAAATATATTTTTATTATTCATTTTGTTGCATTTTAACTTTTATTTAATTTATAAATTCTGTTAACATAACACTTCCAATGCCATAATCACTTCCTGTTCTAGCGCCTGCTTTTCTAACATTACCACTTGAGTCTACCGCGGTTGTATTTGCTGTCAATTGTGAACTAATAGTAAATGTTACTAAAGTTCCTATAGGAGAATTAGTTTCTTCATTTATAATATTAGATATATAAATTCCCCGAGTTCCTCCAGTAGCATTATTAGGTCCAAGAATATCAGGATATCCTATATCGATTGGCGAGTTATTCCCAACAGTTTTTGTAATTTTAAATTTAATCCGTTGGTTAGCATGTATTGAAGACTCATAAGGAATTTTATGTTGAAGCAATACAGTTGATGTTTCCAATGTGGTATTTTATGACATTGTATATTCAGATAATTGTATTTCGGCATCTGAATCTGTTGTAGAATCTACATTATTAATAACATTTGCTTTTATTGTTTTAGAACTATCAGGTGTTACCCATCTTAATATTCCATTTCCATCTGTTTGTAAAATTTGATTTGTATCACCATCATTAGATGGAAGGGTTAATTTATATGAACCATTTGATAAATCTGGCGCAACTAATTCAATACTATTACCTGTTATATTATCTTTAACAAAGTATTGTGGAGCTGTAATATTAGCAGCTACCTCTAATATATTATGTAATGAAGTCGCACCTGCAACATCTAACGATGAGTTCATTGTCGCAGCATTTATAACTTGTAATGTTGATTCTAATGACGCAGCTTCTTTAACTTGTAAAGTGCTGTGTAATGAAGACGCAGCAACAACATCTAACGATGAGTTCATTGTCGCAGCATTTATAACTTGTAATGTTGATTCTAATGACGCAGCTTCTTTAACTTGTAAAGTGCTGTGTAATGAAGACGCAGCAACAACATCTAATGATGAGTTCATTGTCGCAGCATTTATAACTTGTAATGTTGATTCTAATGATGCTGCTTCTTTAACTTGTAAAGTGCTGTGTAATGAAGACGCGGCAACAACATCTAAAGATGAGTTCATTGTCGCAGCATTCACAACTTGCAATGTTGATTCTAATGATGTCGCTTCTTTAACTTGTAAAGTGCTGTGTAATGAAGACGCGGCAACAACATCTAAAGATGAGTTCATTGTCGCAGCATTCACAACTTGTAATGTTGATTCTAATGATGCAGCTTCTTTAACTTGTAAAGTGCTGTGTAATGAAGACGCGGCAACAACATCTAAAGTATCTTGTATAGTTGCAGAATCTGATACAATTAAATTACCACTTACATATAAATCTCTATTAAACTCCCATCTTTTATACGATGGTTCATAAAATAATGTAATATTTCCTCCGTCATTAGCTACATTAGCATATATACCAAATGATTCCAAGTCACCATCAGTATTTAATTCTATTTTATTGTCTTCAATAGCAACCGTAGTTGTATTAATTATAGTTTCTGTTCCGTGGACAGTTAAATTACCTTGAATAATTAAATTATTGGCTAAATTCACATTTCCATTCACATGTAAAGACGAATTCATTGTCGCGGCATTTACTACTTGTAAAGTTGATTCTAACGATGCAGCTTCTTTAACTTGTAAAGTGCTATGTAATGAAGACGCAGCAACAACATCTAACGATGAGTTCATTGTCGCAGCATTTACAACTTGTAAAGTTGATTCTAACGATGCAGCTTCTTTAACTTGTAAAGTGCTGTGTAACGAAGATGCAGCAACAACATCTAATGACGAGTTCATTGTCGCGGCATTTA